TTACCGATTGCCAGAGCCATCAAGAAAAACTTTGCAAGATTAGCAAAGGAACATAAGATTAAAAGAGTTAAAACTGCTGTAAGAGCAGACTTTAAAATGGGTCTAAAATTTGCTAAATGGTTAGGTTTGGAAAACGAAGGATTAATGAAACATTATGGTTTTGATGGTTCAGATCACTTCAGATATGTGAGGATATTCTAAATGAGTTGGCAAGCAGCAGTAGTAGGAGCAATAGGTGCAGCAACAGTTAAACAACAAGGTGCATACGGTAAATTTAATCAACAAGTTCAAAATAGAAATGCTGTTGTTGCTGAACAGCAAGCAGAAATTTTAGAAAAAAAATTAGAATTAGATTTAGCATCTTTTGATAAAGAAGTTAAAAAATTAAAAGGTCAAACTATTGTACAAACAGCTAAATCAGGTGTTACTCAAGATGGAACTGCTCGAAGAATTAGACTTGCTAATTTATATGAAGCAGAAATAACAAAAAATAAAATGAAATATAATACTGAAATTGGAAAGTCTCAAGCATTAGAACAAGCTAACTTTGCAAGAATACAAGGTCAAGTTGTTAGACAAGAAGCAAAGGTAGCACAATTAACAACTCTCACTAAAACAGGTACAAGTTTATTAGCAATGCAAGGATAATATGCCAAAAATACCAACATACACATCAGATCAATCTATCACAACAGCAACGCCAAGCGTGCAATCTAATATTAGTCTTAATGTAAATAGAACTCCAGCTTCTGCCTTAGAGCCTATATCTAATTTTGTTAGAGATAGTTATATTCAAGAAAAACAAAATGAAGCAAATAATAATTCATATAAATTATTAAATGATTTTTATGAAGATCAAAAAGATCAACAAGGTAATATTGTTCAAAAAGGTTGGCTTACTATCACTAATGAAGCTAAATCTAAATCTACTCCTAGTGAAGCATCTAAATATTACGATGAAGAAATTAATAAACTTTATAATTATCATAAACTTAATAAACATAAAGATTTAAACAATTTTGAAAGAAAAATTATTAATTCAAAATTTAGTGCAACATCAGGATTGTTAAAAACAGAAGTTTTAAAACAATCAAGATTAAATTTAATACAAGAAAATAAGGATATAGATGATGATTATTTTGTTAAAGAAAGTTTATTATTAAAAGAATTAGGTCCAATATATATTGATCAGTTTAAAAACAATCAAATTAAAAGAATAAATGCTAATCCAGATTATGATGATGGAACAAAAAAAGAATTAATTAAAGTATATTCTGAAAAAGGAATAGAATTTTTAGCTAAATCTATGGCTACTAATAATCCAATTCAATTTAAAGAAGCAAGAAAAGAAGGAATGTTTAATGATGTAGATCCTGCAAAAATTTTAGAGTTAGAAGGTGTTGCTAATGAACAGATAAAAGAACAAAAATTTTCTACACTACTATCAGGATTAGATGTTCCATTTGATGCTGATCCAAGAGATTTTGTTGTTGCTAATGAAGAAATTAAAAACAAAACATTTGGTGGAAATGAAAATTTACAAAACATTTTTAAAAGTTTATCTCCTCAAGAAAGAATAGAACTTGAACAAGAATATCAAAAAAAAGCAAGAGCTATTAAATCTGATAGACAACTTCAAATATTAACAGCAAATCAAGTAGGTAAAGTTGAAGCTGCACAAAATACTAATGAAATTTTTAAACAATTAGAAAAAAATCAAGGAACTTATACAGATACATTAAAAAGATTATTTCCTAACAATCAACCTGCTGTAGAACAATTAGTTTTATTTAATGAAAAAGTTGGCAATGGAACAGTAAATAATTTTTCTAAGTTTGACCAAAACGATGACATTATTAAATTTATTATTAACGATGAGATTAATACAGTCTATGATAAATTTACTTTATTAGGTGAAACAACACCTAAATCAATTATGGAAAGAGCTGGAGAATCTTTAAATATTAATGATATTAAGTTTTTAAATAATCTTTTATTAAAATCTAACGAAGAAGGATTTAAAGAAAATCATACTAAGTTTTTTAATTTTTTAAATTTATTTTCTTTAGAGGTAGCAGGTAGTTCTGCTTTAAAAAGTTTTGATTCTAATAGAGATAAAAGATTAAATGATTTTAAATACACTATGTATATTAGATATATGAATGGTTTAAACCAAGGACTCAATCCTAATGAAATGCTTAAAGCTACAAAAGGTAATAAAAATTTTATTGGTTATGATATAAATAAATTTTTACCTAATATGAATGATGTATTTAAAGATATTCGTGATAATCTTAATGTTAATATTAATACTAAAAATGATCTTAAAAATTTAAGATTAAAAAAAGAAGAAGAACTAGGTAGAAAATTAACGATTCAAGAAATATTAGACCTCAATAAAGGATTATAATGCCTGTTTTAGCAGAACAATTAAAAACATTAGAAGTCGCAGGTTTAAGTGATGTTGAAATTGAATCATATAAAAAAAATCAAGTACAAACTTTATATGATGCTGGTGTTTCAACAGAAGAGATTGCAAAAGAATTAGGTTACAAAGAAGTCAATCTTACTCCTATTAGAAAGTATTGGGAGTCAATAATTAATATTGGAAAAACAGAAAATGAAAAAGCATATTCAGAATTAGAATCTCTTGCAGCACAAAATGATACTCGACCTTTTATTCAAAAAAGAAAAGAAGAATTAGTTGGTAAAATTTTTGAACCTAAAAAATATTGGACTAGAGGTTGGGATGCAGGAATTTGGGACTTACATCAATCTTATGTTAATAATGAAAAAATACCAGAACTTTACACAACAGATCAACCAGATGACACAGGGTTTTTAGAAAGAAACATTACCAACATTTCAAGACTAATTAAAGATCTACCAGTCTATGCAGTACCTACTATTATTAGTGGATACGCAACTAGAAAGCCAGATGTTAGTATAGCCGCAGGAGCTTTTGTTGCTGGTTCATTACGAGAAACTTATTTAAAATCATTAATGAATGATGAAGTTAATGGTTTCAATGAATTTTTTAAAATTTGGACTGATGAAGGAATTAAAGCAGGTGCAAAAGAAGCTGCTCAAATTTATAGTGCTTTAAAATTAGGTGGAATTTTTCAAGGACCATTTAAAAAAACTATTGCTAATGTCATAGGTTTTGAAGGAACAGGTGCATTAATTAGCGGAGAAATGCCTAGCAAAGAACAAATGCAAGATAGTTTATTTTTATTTGGTTTATTTAATTATGGTGGTTATGCAACTGCAAAATCAAAAGAAATTATTATTAAAAACAATAGAACTTTACCTGAATTAGCAGAAGATATTGTTATTCATAAAACAATAGCAGAAGATATACCAAGCAAAACAAATACTCAACCTAGACATTACGGAGACGAAAAAACAATAATTTATAAACCTGAAAAATTTAAGGAAGGTATCAAGTTTGAAACTAAAGAAGAACAAGCAATTTTTGATAAAACAAAATACTCAGAAAGAGAACCGATTATAACTGTTGAAGGCATAAAAGAAAGCACAGCTAGAAAAAAAGATTCTGCTGTTACTAATCTTGTTGATCGACTACATCCAATCAAAAAAATTATTGAACAAGTAGAACAGACTAAAAATATGAGAGGTGCTTTGAATATTTATGAAAGATTTAGATCATTACTTGGTATGGAAAATAGAGCTGGTACATTTATTGAAACTGCTACACAAAATGCAAAACTTAAAGATAATGGTAAATCATTAAAAGAAATATTACAACCTTTGTTTAGTGATAAGATTGCCATACCTTTCCTTCCAAAGGAAGTTCCTTTTAGTTTAAAAGCGAGAGATCAACAAAATAAACAAACTTATGCTGAGTTTAATAACTATGCTATTTCTAAAAGAGTTCTTGAAAAACAAAAGACAGATATTGAAACAGGTATTACTTTAGAAGTAGCGGAAAAAGTTGCTAATAATCCTAAGTTAATTAAAAAATATGAAAGTGTTAGACAAGAATTAATTGCTTATAATAAAAGATTATTAGAATACGCAAAAGATAAAGGTTTA